CGAGTGAAGAAATAACGTCGCCGGGCGTTGAAATATTATTTATAGAATCCAATGAGAACCCGCCGCTCTTGACCAGCACGTCACCCGTGATTTCGGTAATAGGGATGATGGGGACATCGTTGTAGTTGATGGTGGTGAGGTTCTTCGTGTTCGCGGCGACTTGTGTTGTAGTGGCCACGCTGACGGATCCGCCGGCATTGCTGAGTGTAAAAGTGTTGCCGCTTTGCGTAAGAGTCTGGGTTCCACCACCACCACCACCGGACGGGACAAGTGTCCATGATGCGTTAGCGGGGAGAGGAGGGACATTTAGAGAAACGGCTGCAGCCACGAAGATGGGCCCTTGATACTGCACAACGCTACCGATGGCGTAATTGACGCTCGAGAACCACGGCCCAGCTGAGATGGACATTCTACAGAGAGAAAAGAAAATGTTTCCAATAATAGATGGAACGCGGAGGCATAGCAAAAGTCAAACAGTATCCACTGGGGGACGATGATATTCGCAAGCTACTAGGTGACGATATTGCGATCCATACGTATCCCCAATTAGCAGAGATGCGTTCTATCAAAGAGCTATTCGATGACAAGGGACGCGCGATTCTTTTATTTCCCAACGCCAGTCCCACGATGGGGCATTGGTGCTGCCTCATAAATAAGACCGACGGCATAGAGTTCTTTGATCCCTATGGCGAAGCCCCCGAGGACCAGAAGGAGGGTCTGAGCCGAAGCCGACTGGAGCAGCTCAACATTGATCGGCCCACCCTCACGGCTCTCCTCAAGGCATCCGGCAGGCCAGTATTTTACAATACGCATCAGTTCCAGCAAGACAAGGGGAGCATTGCCACATGCGGCCGCCACTGCGCCGTTCGGCTCTTCTATGCACCCTATTCTCTGGATAAGTATAACGCCATCATCAAGTCTTCGGGATTGTCGCCCGACGACTTCGTGGCGGGGGTCACGTATGATAAGTTGAGAAAATAAATATCAGCAGCAAGTATAGAATGGCCTACAAGAGCTCAATGGAATATGGATCCACGCTAATGGACGACGGCCTCCCATCCCATGTCTATTATAACGCGCAGATCATCAACAACCGCACGGATGATTTTGATAATGACTACAACGCCTACCCGAACCCTCCTATCCGGTTCAACGAAACCCGTGATGCGGCCCTCATCAAGGATGCATCCAAGTATCACTACTCCATCGTGCGCTTTACTATGAACGGGCCAAATCTGAACCTTCCCCTCTGGATCCCCAACATTGAGACGGGTCAAGCCAACGTGAATCTGACAACCTACAAGTTTGCGATCACCTACCAGCAGACGTGGGGTGTGACCATCGGGGGGGTTCTGCAAGCGGTCACCTTTGAAATCTCACCTCCCGCTACCCCCGTGATTTTTGTGCCCGAATACAGAAACACGCGCATCGCCCCTACGCCCCGCCCCCCGCTGGAAGTACAAGACAGCAGCACGCCCTACTACTTTATTTACAGCTACAGCAATGCGATTGCGATGTTCAACACGGCTCTGGAGACTGCGATGAGGGCCGCCTACACGTCATTTAATACCACATGGCTCAGCGCGGCTGCAGCAAACGGCAAACCGGCGGGAGCCATCACCACGCCGTTTCCCTACACGGGCTTCGATACGGGTGCGAATCCTTTCTGGAATGATACAGAGATTCCCAAGATCACCTACGATCCGGCGGGGGGTCTTTTCACCTTTAACATGGATTCCAATGCCTTCGGTCCTCGCATTAGCAACTTTAGCAATGTCCCTCTAACGAACGGCGTAGCTTCTACCCCGCCCATCATGCGGCTCTTCATGAATAACAACACCTACGGGTTGTTCAGCAACTTCCCCACCATCTACTGGAACAAAACGGCCATCGATGACCTCATCTACCCCGTCCCGGAGGGGTATGTGTGGGAGCTGGTAGTCAAGGGCTTTCCTTATAATCAAGTGCGGGACCAATCGCAAGCCCCTTACAATTCAGCTGGGGGTGGGTTTGTTCCCCCCTCTGCACCGGGCTGGACGAACCCGACCACGGGCAAGAACGCTCTAGGGCCTACTGATCAAGGCACAATGTTTTACCTCGTGACGCAAGACTGGATTTCTACGGACAGCCTTTGGTCGCCGATTGGGTCTATTGTTTTCACCAGCACGCTACTCCCGATCCGCGCCGAGGCCACGGGCACCCCCGTCATCCTAGGCACCTCCAACATTGGCGCCTCCTCTGCGACCAGCCAGTCTGCTTTCCAGCCTATCGTCACGGACATTGCTCTGGACATGGGCGTGGAGGGAGCCGATGCGTACCGGCGCTTCATCTTCTACTCTCCCTCTGCAGAGTATCGTATCAGCGACCTAGGAAGCTCCAAGATAGACATCCGGACCATTGACATCCAAGTCTATTTTAAGAATCGTCTCAACAACAATCTCTACCCGGTGACGATGTTCAACCTCTCCTCCGTGGATTTCAAAATGATGTTCCGCCACAAGCGGTTGGGCGGATAGTCGTTTCCTTCTCCTTTTATTTTCTGCCGACATTGTATAAAATGTCCGCTGACATCCAGAAGGAAGCGATCTTCGACAGCCGCATCATCCAGAGTCGCCCGCGCTTCGCCGTAAGTAAAGGAGCCCTCAGCTTGACCAACGCCCCGTTCTCAGCGATAGCCGCCACCTCGTCCCAACTTACTTTTAACATTTACGTGCCGTCCGAGAACGTTTTCGTGGATCGCAAGCTGGAATGGACGGGCACCATCAACCTCTCCGTGGATGTGCAGCTCCCGCCTTGCGCCGCGGCCACCCCTATCCTCCAGTTCGGCAAGGATTGCGCCATCTCCCCGTTCCCGCTCAATAGCATCTGCAGCACGATTTCGAGCACGTGCAATGACACCACTTCCGTCATAAATACACAAGATGTGCTCAAGGAGGTCCTCCGTCTCACGGACTATGCCTCTAACCGTGTGCAGCGCACGACCCCCACGATGCTGGATAAGTATCAGTGCTACGATGACTGCTACGGTGCGAACAACAACACCCTTGGCGGCTACGATAGCTCATCCGAGTCGGCGGAGGTCCCCAACGGCGCCTACCCGGGTGTCGCCTTCACTGATTCCACGGGCGGCATCTTCCGTGCTACTAGCGCCACGACCGCCGTCGCAGCCGCTGGCGCGACCTACACGGGCTACAACGTCACGAACGGCGTCGCGGTCACCAACGCAGACTTCGGCACGTCCCAGCTGTACCGCGTCTATTTCTCCATCACCTCTACGGAGCCTCTGGTTCTGTCACCCTACGTCTTCGCGGATCACCACGAGTGGGACACGGGTCTCTTTGGTTTGGGGGTTATGGCTTATTAGCCATTTCCTTGCGAAAGCCTAAGTAGTTCTGAAAAGGAACTGCTATAACATCCTACTGGAAATAACCAGTCATGCGGGAAACCCCTGAGAGTCTTACTTACCACTCACCCCCGAAAGGGAGGCTGAGGATCTCGTTTAATTGACGAACCCGACGGTAAAAAGAGTAAGAATTGGGCAATCCGCAGCCATGTCCCTAAAGCCGCTATGTTAGGCTATGGGATCGGTTCAACGACTACACGGGTGTGTGGGTGAGGAGACTAACAACCTCCGATGACCTCATAAAGGTATAGTCTATGCCGACTCTCCGGCGGGAGAGTGTTAAAGTATGGCGAAAGCCACGGTACTAACAGATCAACAACATTCAGCTAGTCATGAACTTGCAGTCCAGCGTCGCGCGTGTCCTCCGCACGACGAGCCGCACGGGCAAGACGTTCGCCCAGATTCAGTTCAACCAGTCTGCCACCCAGCCTTGGTCTCTTGCACGTGTCAATTGTCAGTTCCTCACGCCCTCTCTGGATGTGCCGCTGCCCCCCAAGAGCGTGGTACCGTACATGGAATTTCCACGTTACATCAGCCAGCCTACCCAGACCCCGATCGCCGCGGGGTCTGTCTCGCAGCTGTCCTCCCAGACGATCACATTGCCCACTATCCCGGATCTGCTCATCATCTACGTCAAGGCGTCCAGCTCTACGGGCGGCTTCATTACCAACGGTGTTGTCCCCAGCAACTACTCCGACTTCTACCTCCCCGTCGCGTCGCTCTTTAACAGTGCGGTGGCGAACCCTTTTTCCTGTAATTTCGATAATTTCAGCGGATTACTCAGTTCCCACACAGCCGAGGAGCTCTACGGCATGGCGGTGAAGAACGGTCTGGAGATGGACTGGGCCGAATGGTCTGGCGCATTCCGCGCTTCTGTTCCCCCCTACACACTGGCCCCCGCGCCCGGTGCAGCGGGTGACCAGACCCAGACGGCTCGTGTCCCCGGCCAGCTGGTCCCTTCCGTCGGCTCCATCCTTGTCCTCAAGCCGTCCCAAGACATCACCCTCCAGTCGGGCCAGAGCTGCTCACTTGTTGGCAATTTTACTCTCCAGTTCAACTTATCCGTGGTCAATAACACGCCCTACGCCGTCGTCCCGACCATCTACACGATCACGGCCAATTCCGGATTCTTGGAGTCCATCCGTGGCTCCAGTCGTATCATCAAGGGCGTTCTCTCCGAGCAAGACATCATCAACGCGCCGGTCGCCCCCGAAGGTACTCGCACGGGCCTCGAGCGCAGCGTCGGCGGCATTTCCTTCGGCTCCCTCGGCAACATTCTCAGCCGCGCGAAGAAGGTCTATGAGGCCTCCAAGCCGGCGATCTCGGCAGTTCGATCGGCCGTAGATGCTGCACCGGGCATTATGTCGGCAGTGTCGGGCAGCGGCACGGGCGCGGGGACCGGTGGTCGTCGTGGTGCGAGGGGTCTTGCGGCTCGGTTGCTGTAATCGGCAATTTTATTTTCGGCCTATAGAATATAAATGTCTGTCGCACAGATTCTAAGTGGATCCGCCTCCGGTGTAGCTGGTTCTTTGGTGTATGCGGGTATCTTCACTGCAGCCGCGGGCACGACCAGCGTGTATTTGCCCGGCCAGACGGCACCCGTAGGCGGCAACGGTGTCGCCCTCACAACTCTCTTCCAGACAGCCCCTCTCCCCGTTCTTTCAACTCCCGCTGCGTCTCTGGGCCGTGCGACGGCCGGGCTAGTCGCGCGGACTCTCTGTATTCCTCTTGGTGTCACAGCCCCCGCCACGAACACACCCTTGAACGCGACGGGTGGTCTGCCCGCCGGTGCAGCCGCTAACGAAACCTACGCCTTCGTAGCCAACGCCACCAATGCGGGTCGGTGGCTTCTTCTAGTATGGCAGTAAGCGTCTTTTTTTTCATTCACGTATGTAGATGAACACACCTACATACGCGATGGACATAGCTGGCAATATGGTGGCCCTTGAACATATCCCGACGATCACCACGTGCATCCCTTCAATTACCACGGGACCCACCTTGCCGGTCTATTCAACCCCTACCATAACACCCCGATCGCTAAAGAGTTCGGCGAATATTTGTCCGATTTCCACGCCCCTTTTATCTTCGTTGCCCTCGCTAAATATCTCGCCCGGTGTTCGTTTGCGGTCGGGTCGTGTGCTAGCGAGTAAAGCACATGATCCCCCAGCCCCACAGAACCAAAGCGAATCAGTTTGCCAGCCGCGTTAGGGATCTGCAGCTTGTGCGTGTCGTCTGAACTGAACCCCAACAACGTATGAGAGAGCCCGAGCTTCTTAGCTTTATCTTGGGCTTTCTTGAGGTAGGTGGCGGGACTGATCCCGGCCTTCTGCAGCTGCTTCTGGAACTTGCTGGCGGGGACCCGGCCACCGCCCCGACCTTCAACATGTTCGTCACCATACCCCTTATAGACATAGTCCCGAAGGTTCTGCCCCAGACTGTAGCGAAGGTAGTAGCGGCCGAACTTGGTGGGAACCCCCGCAGTAGAATCCGTCTTGAAAATCTTGGTTAGTATCCGTGAGGCATCCTTGTGCAGATCGGCGGGGAGGCCTTTGGCTTTCATATCGGCAGCCACCTTCCTTGCGCCCATCGCCTTCCGTTCCGCATGCGTGGTCTCTTTGGCATCCACTGTCTGCTTGACGTATTCGTTCTGACGGGTGTCTGGATTGAAACGGACGCCGCCGCTGCCGATGGGTGACTTGAGAGGAGGGAACTCTTTTCTGATTTTATTTCGGGGCTTCT